AGTCCCGGTCATCGCCACGACGTCAGGTAACGCTACATCGGTATACAGATAAATTCCCAGACCGAACTGATTGTTGGTCAGTGCGCCTGACAGGCGGAACTTACAGGTCAGTCTGCCGCCCTGTGTCAGCAGGGTAATTGCGTCATCCACCGGATGCGTCAGGGACCAGGTTTTATTGCTCTGCTTGGTGATCTTAAATACACCATCTGACAACTGAATTCCGCCATCCTTAATGCTCCAGCCCTGCGCAGCAGCCTCTCCGGCTGCCGGCAGCAGGGAGATTGTGCGAACGGACGTATCTGCAGACGGACCCGATGGCGTGTTGCCGCCGGGCGAGGGTTTGATTTCCGGTGCCTTACCACTGATGAAGGCTAAGGTGCGACCGGCTACGTTCAGAATAGCGGTTGCCATACGATCCGGAATAATGCTCCTGCGCGCCCATGAACTGAAATGCGTCTGGCGATTTGATGATACCCAGTTTTTGTTCGTTCGGGATGCCGAACCGTAATATCCCTCACTTGCAGCATCCGGATCTTCCGTTGGTGCGTTGGTGGAGGTATTGTTGCCACTACCATCGGTCAGGAATGGCACAAAGAAAACGTTGTCGCTCTCCCTGTTTTTGTACGCCCCGTAAATGGTGTCGTACTGCGTGCCGTAGGTGTTTTTCCAGTAATACGTCGTGTCACCACAAATCCATGGCACACTTGCCGCTCTGCCTCCATGACACTGCGTGTTAAACTCGGTAATGTCCGCACGAAACTGTTTCAGCATGGCCGCAAACAGCGGAGGTTGCTGTGAGTACGTAGCGGCGCTCATGTCAAATTCGCCCTGCATCCAGCATACGGCCAGCAGCATGTTTTTTGGGTTTTTCTGCAATGCGGCCTTCGTGCGCAAAATCAGGTCCTGATATAAAGGTTTACCCACACCCCAGCGAGCCGAATCCTGACTGGCTCCTGTGGACTCGCTGAATGTCCCCTCCGCGCCCTGGGTGAATGCCGAACCACCACGACAGCATGGAACCAGTAAAATCCCGGCATTCTGTGGAATGTAAGGCAACAGGCGTTTGGCAATATGCAAGCCCTGTCCGACACAGCCATACTGCCCTTTGCTCAGGTCTGCATTCGGGTGATTCAGTGCGCTCATATCCTGAACATCATGCAGGCAGTGATCTGCCGGAATGATGTCGTTAAATGCGCATGCTTTACCACCGGGAGTCACTGTGTTGCGACGGGCCAGTTGCTTAATGCGTGGGTGGGGCGCATCGTAAGAATCCGGCAGCGGCATTCCCTCACCATATGACATGGCATTGGATTGACCAGCAAGTACCACCACGTAATACCACTCCGGCACGCTGCCGTGCTGGGGGGAATCAGGTGAGATGTCTGTAGTGCCATCGGCCACCATTGCCTGCATTAGATACCACGGGGTGCCGGGTTCGTAGGCAACCCGCGTCTCCCCCTGAAGATGCCACCCTTTCGCAAGATGTTCATTCACCTTTTGAGTCAGTTCAGCCTGTGTCATGGCTGTAATCAGTGCAAAGTTCTTACTGGTCATTGTGTTACTCCCGTCTGGTGTGTCAGTTCGGCTATTCTCTTATCCAGTTCAGCAATGGCCCGTTTATCCGCGTTACAGGTTTCCAGTGCATCCAGAAGGCGGTCGCCCCATATTCCGAGGTTTCCCCATGTGGGTTGGTCAGGGAAGGGGGGAGGCGTTACCGGCATGGTCAGCGTCTGCGGTATAAGCCGGACTGACGGCGCTGGCCGTGGCGCGTTCTGCGTGCCTGCGCAACCTGTCAGTAAAACGAGCGTCAGGCAAAGCGTGGGCGCATTCATCTTTTGCAATATCGTTGCGTAGCTGTTCACGTCTTACCTCTCCGTCCTGATTGCGTTGCTGATTGTCCGCGCGGAGTTGAGCCAGCACCTGCTGCATATCCTGTACCCCGGCGCTGATGATATTCAGTGTGTCGACGGTACTTTTCAGGGTGCTGGCCTGCGCTTCGTTTCTGGCGTTCTCCCGGCCCAGCGACCACGACAGACGCATGGATGTTCCCCATGCGGCAATCAGAAGGAAAGCGACGCCAAGCGTGGGCCAGAGCTTCATGCCGGATAGGCTCCGTGTGGTAACTGAAAATGCGGTCCGTCTTTCAGGGTCTTCCAGTCGCCGCCCCATTCCACCGGAATATTCAGTTCCCGGCTGGCCTGTCTGAATGCTGCTGCGATTTTTTCGTACAGCGGCCATTCCCATGACACCTGGCTGCCAACATAAGCCACAACATCCACGGCATGCCCTGTGAGATGGCGACTGTTCATGGTCTGGCTCTTGCCTGTGGTCACGAGCTGCTTCTGACGATAACGACTGCGCAATCCTTCGGTGATACCAAAATCCACTTCCGAGATTTCCAGCGCCCGTCGGGTCACTTTCACCAGATCAGGATTTACACCCTGCAAATTCTTTTCGCTTCGGCTGCTGAATTTAAATGTGTTGCTCATTCGTTCCTCTCCTTCACCCTGCGATCAAATATTGCAATAACCTTGTCGCGTGCTTTCTCTGCGCCCATAAAACCGATTGAGGCACCAAAAAACGTCACTGCATCCTCAGGGATCCCGAAGAAGCGCAGCGACCCGGCCACGGCCATGGCAAGAACGCCGCACGCCAGCGATCCCGTTACGGTCTGAACCAGTGTTCGTCCGTCATAAAGACTCATCAGCGCGGAAATGCTGACAGCCGCGCCTACTGCATACACCGTTGGCAGGTGGTCAAAGAGCCACGCAATAACCTGCTCTGTGATCCCTGTTTGAATGGTGCTCACTGCTACTCCCCCCACAACTGAATCATTTCTCGTTTCTTCTTCTCCGGCTCCGGCATCTCCACTTCCTGCCCGGCGTCCAGAAATACCTGCTGACAGAGTCCGGGGTTGGCATCCAGCACCTTTTCGGTGACGCCCCGTGTCGTGCCGTAGTACCGGAAACAGAGCGAATCCACGGTGTCGCCTTCCAGTGCCTTCACTTTCATCAGCACAGCTCCGCAAACATTCGCGGTCGTCCCAGAATGTCAGAGATGGCCCAGCTCACATCGCGCCACAAATCCGATGTCTGTATATCCAGTGCGTCCGCCCGGCGGTCGCCCTTGTCCGTTGTGTCCGCATCGCGGTAACGCTCCAGAATCAGGGCGCGTGTGGCGGTATAAACAGCATTGCGCCAGTGCCAGAGATTGACGCTTTCTCCGTTAATTACAGGGGCCGGAACATCGGCCAGCGTCTGATAGCCAGCCGCCTGTTGTTCCTGCTGCCATGCTTCCAGCTCGCGGGTAACGTGTGCTATGGCCCCGGTGGCGGTATGCAGCAGGCGGGAGGTGGTCACGCGGCCCGGCAGTCGTACCGCCAGACGCAGCTCACGCAGCACAATATCCGGCCAGAATGCACCCGCTGAAATGCGAGTGTCGCCATCATCGGTATCGGTGATGTCGTCCTCTGCGGGGCCGGGGTTAGTTCTGGCAACCATACTCATGGGGTTCACTCCTGAAAAAATCGGGCGGTGGGTGCGCGGTGTAAACGGTCACGGAGTCAAACCGGAACACCGCGCACGCCGCCCGCTGACGGGGTCAGTCGTTAACCGCGCTTTGCCTTCTGCGTCGCGGTGGTTTTTCGTGTTGCAGGCTTCCGCGTTGTCTTTTTATTTTTGCTGCTTTCGTCCTGCGCCTGCTGTGCGCTGGCGTCTTCTGGTTCGGCTGCGGAATCGGCTTTTTTCAGGGCGCGGGAAAGGGTTGCAATCTCGCGTTTCACACCTGCGTTCGGGTTCAGGTGCATCGCTTCGCGCAGCAGCTTCAGTGATGAGGCCATGTTGTCTGCATCGGTCAGGCCACGACGGGCAAAGGCACACGCCTTGCATAATTTGGCGCGCACTTCGTCCGGAATGTCCTGGTTGGCGACAATTTCCCAAAGTGTGTCCAGTGGTTCGATAAAGGCGGATAAATCCGCGTCGGCATCCGTCCCAGCCTGCGTCAGTACCGGGTTGCAGATTTCTTCGGTCAGTACCGTGGCAGCAGTACGGCCAAAGTTATCCGGCATGATGAGGTTGTGACGGACCACATATGCACCAATACGCAGCGCCAGCGGAAGATCGCCGCAGTCAATCGCCCACACCATCAGCGTGGCAATTACTTCGTCCTGTTGCCCGCCGTCAGCCTCCAGCGTTCCCTCAATCCAGCCGGAAAAGTCCGGCAACAACTCTTTTTTGATGGCGGCTTTCGCGCTTCTGGCCTGTATGGCCTTTAGCCTGGCCTGTGCCAGACGCAGACGATACAGCACTTCTTCATGCGCGGTACACGCGGCGTGGTCCACACCTTCATTCGCCCGGCCTGCGCGCTGTGCCATCACGTTCTGCCAGTGTTGTTGTGCAGGAGTAATCATTATTTCTCTCCGTTACAGGCGGGCATGATGCCCGCCGTGAGTTGATTAGCTGTCGGCGAACTTCAGGCCAGTGACCATCGCGCACTTGCCATAGTCTTCAACGACATAAGCGTCATTGATGGACTGGTAGGTGGCGATGCGGTTGTATTCCGGCTCGTCTTTCATCAGACGACGCATTGAACCTTTCTGCCAGTAAATCGACAGGTTGTTGAACGAGGTGATAAGCATCGTTGCATCCGGGAAGAACGGCGCAAGGAACACGCCCAGCCCGCCAATGGTGCGCGATGACAGGATGAGCTGCCCGGCAAGTAATTCCGCATTGGGATTCTGGCCGCTGATGCTGTTCAGCACGGGCAGACGCAGCGAGTTAAACAGGTTGCGCCCCATAATCACCACGAGGTCGTCAGCTTCCTTGTGCCATTCATCCAGCAGGGATGAGCGCGCATCCTGTACCAGAGCATCGGCATTCGCATACTTACCCGCGTGCGCCACAGTGTTGTCCATGTTGCGGGAGGTCAGCGTCACGTCATTCATTACGCGCTCGCTGGCATCGGTTCTGATGTGCTCCAGCCAGCCCACGTTAACGTCCTGAAGCAGCTTGTTGGTGTGAAAATCAGACTCGTAGGCGTGGGATGTGCCGTTAAAGCCAATCATGATGCGATCAAGCGCTACCTGCCGGGCGATCTGTGTACTGATACGGGACTGAAAATCGCTGTGGGCCGCCCAGGTATCAAGCTGTGGGTACGAAATAAAGGTATCGTAGTTCACCTGTTCGCACTGGTACTGACGAGACTTCATATCGATCACGTTATTCGGGTTACGGCGTTTGATGCCGTCATAACTGCTATTCGTGCGCGCAATTGGCCCGGTGGTGTCCAGGAGGATTTTTTCGCCTTTCTGGTCGGTCACGCCGATCACGTTAATTCTTTTCGTAAATTCGGTACTTTCCTTTGAGGCGTTTTCAAAACGCTGCTGCACCGCGGGTTCCACGGTAAATCGCGATACCAGTGCAGATACCGGGATATTGTTAAGCGACGCCTGCTGCGCCATATAGCAACCCAGCTTGTTGCGGGTAATATCTGACATCACCAGATTCATAAAAAATTTGCTCCTTTGTCTTATCAGAAGTCAGCCAGCTGGTCGGAGGCTGCGCCCGTTGCGGTGAAGCGGTTCTGCGGATCGCCGTCCTGCGTGCGCAGTTTTTCCTTCAGTGCTGTCAGCTCTGTGGTCAGTGACGTGATTTTCTGGCGGTCCTGCTGATGGCGGGTTTCCAGCACATTAAAACGGTCGATAATGTCGGCCTGTGATGTTGCAACGCCTTCCACCGCTTCCTGAATACGGGAGAAACTGGCGTCATCCGCTTTGCGGCCACGACCAATAATCCCCATTACGCGGTTAAACCACTGGGTGCCTTCTTCCTGGCGTTGTTCTGCCATTTCGATGATTTCAGACTCGATGGCTTCGGAGATAAGCGGTGCTTCACCCTGGATACTGTTGAACGTCATCACCGCCTGACGCTGCTGTGCCGTGAATTTCAGGCGCTCAGTGCCCAGGCTTGCCGGGGTGTCGGTCATCGCCAGCCCGACCAGATAGGCACGCCCGTTAACGGAGAACTGCGGGTGCAGTTCGATACTGGAATAGATTTTCTTGCCGTCAGCGACAAGCTGCTTCATGCGCTCGGTCGGTTCGATTTCTGCATACAGCGCAGTACGTCCGGCCAGCGGGCCTTCCGTAATATCTTCCGTACTCAGCGCGGTGACATCGCCCATTGCGGAAAATTCGCTTGACGGGCATGGCGAGAGATAGTGCTCAACGTTCACGCGGGCAGCGTAAACATCCGGGTTGAAGTTCTCGGCGGCTTCACGCAGATGTACCGGGCTGATTTCGCGGCCATCAACAGTTGATCCGGAGACAGCCACGCGAAACTTTTTGCGGGATGTCTTTTTTTCATTAGCCATAGTTTTTGCCCCTCTGACTGGTTCTTCAGTCATGATGGCAAAGCGTAACAGGCTGATACAAAGGGATTTTGTTGTAAGAAAACGGCCAGAACAGGGGGTTAAGGAGAACAGTTTCGCGCGCGGGTAATCTTCCTGTAATTACTCAGGGGGAGCAATGATTCAGGACGCTTTTGTGCGCCAGCGTGCGCGGCAACTTTACTGGCAGGGTTATCCGCCCGCAGAAATATCACGTCTGATGGGAATAAACCCGAACACGATTTATGCGTGGAAAAAACGCGACCAGTGGGATGAAACGCCACCCGTGCAGCGTGTCACGCAGTCCATCGATGCGCGCCTCATCCAGCTTACTGAAAAACAGAATAAAACAGGCGGTGACTTTAAGGAAATAGACCTGCTGACCCGGCAGCTTAAAAAACTGCATGATGGCCAGCCGGATGCGACGGTCACAGGAAAGAAAGGCCGGGCGAAAAAACTCAAAAATCATTTCACGCCGGAACAGATTGCCGCACTGCGGGAAAAAATCATCAGCAGGCTGGAGTGGCATCAGCGGGGCTGGTTTGACTCCCTGACCCTTTGCAGGGAAGCCGGGATACGTAACAGGATGATCCTGAAATCCCGACAGATTGGGGCGACCTGGTATTTTGCACAGGAAGCTCTGCTGATGGCGCTGCGTGACGATGTGGCGCAACCTTACCAGCGTAACCAGATTTTTTTGTCTGCGTCGCGTCGTCAGGCGTTCCAGTTTAAAAGCATTATTCAGAAGGCCGCGGCTGAAGTTGATGTGGAGCTGAAAGGGGGCGATAAAATCATCCTCTCCAACGGCGCAGAGCTGCATTTTCTCGGCACTTCTGCTGCGTCGGCACAGTCCTATACGGGCAATTTTTATTTTGATGAATTTTTCTGGGTCAGTCGCTTTGCTGAACTGCGCAAGGTGGCTGGCGCTATGGCAACCCTCAGCGGACTGCGGCGCACCTACTTCTCCACGCCATCCACCGAAACGCACGAGGCATACGCCTACTGGAACGGCGACCGCTGGAACGAGAAAAAGGCCACGCATAAACGCCAGCGTTTTTCTGTGGACTGGAAAACGCTGCATAACGGGCTTATCTGCCCTGACCGGACGTGGCGGCAAATTGTCACGCTGGAAGATGTGGTCAATCACGGCTGGAAACACACCGATATCGACGAAATTCGTGATGAAAACACCGAAGACGAGTTCCTCAATCTCTATATGTGTGAGTTTGTCCGCGAAGGGGAATCGGCATTTAACCTGAATATCCTGATTGGCTGCGGTGTTGACGGATACGACGACTGGAAAGACTGGAAACCTTTTGCTCCCCGCCCGATGGGGAATCGTCCGGTATGGATTGGGTATGACGCAAACGGCAGTAGTGGCAACGGCGACAGCGGCGCTGTGTCCGTGGTGGTTCCTCCGGCTGTTCCTGGCGGCCGTTTTCGAACGGTGGAGACGCGACGCGTTCAGGGGCTGGAGTTTGAAGAACAGGCCAGAGTCATTGAAGAGTTCACGTGTCGCTACAACGTGGAACACATCGGCATTGATGTGACGGGCGGGAACGGGGAGGCTGTTTATCAGATAGTGAAGCGGTTTTTCCCTGCTGCTATTCCGTACACCTTCACGCTGTCATCAAAACGGTCGCTGGTACTGAAAATGCTGCAAATAATGCGTGCCGGGCGGTGGGAATACGATCGCGCCGAACGCGAGCTGGTCGCGGCCTTTAACGCCGTGCGTAAGGTGAAAACACCGGGCGGCTTTATCACTTACGAAACGGACCGCGCGAGGGGGATCAGCCACGGCGACCTTGCGTGGGCAACCATGCTTGCTGTCATTAACGAACCAATTGGTGGCGAAGGAGAAAACGAGCGTTTCATGGTTATGGAGTTCTGATGAGCAGAAAAAATAAAAAAGTGCGCATGAGTTCACGCATTGATCTCGCTGATGCGCTCAGGAAAGAATCATCGCTCAGTGCATTCACATTTGATGGTCCTTATCGCCTGACCGGGCATGACCTGCTGGACAATATGTACTGTGCTGATAACGGGCGGTGGTATGAAACCCCGGTGGACTGGTACGGTCTGGCAAGAGCAGCCCGGCAAACGTCCTGGCATCAGTCTGCGCTTTACTTTAAGCGCAATGTATTACTCGGTTGCTACATCCCGCACCCGCTGCTTTCCCGGCAGGATTTCTCGGCGCTGGCGCTGGACTGGTTTGTGTTCGGTAACGCATTCCTTGAGCTTCGAAGCAATATGCTCGGCGAACCGCTTAAATTACGGCACGCCCTGGCGAAATACATGCGACGCGGAAGCGATCTTGAATCATGGTGGTATGTGCAGGATGGCAAGGACGCGTTTCAGTTTCGTCCTGGCAAAGTGTGCCACCTGATGAATCCGGATATTAACCAGGAAATCTACGGCATGCCGGAATATCTTGGCGCATTACTCTCGGCCAGCCTTTCTCATTCGGCGGACATGTTCAGAAAACTGTACTACGACAACGGATCCCACGCCGGGTGCATCATCTACATCGGTGCAGCGCAGGTAAACCGCGAAAGCATGGACTCCCTGAAAGAAACGCTACAGGGGGCACGTGGTGGTGGTGCGTTTAAAAACGTGCTCATTCATGCGCCCAACGGGGGCAAAGAGGGGGTGCAAATTTTGCCGTTCCAGCAGATCACCGCAAAAGATGAATTCATGAATGTTAAGGCGGCATCCCGTGATGATGTGCTGGCTGCGCACCGCGTTCCGCCGCAACTGATGGGGGCGATGCCGGGCGAAAAAAGTGCGTTTGGCGATGTGGAGAAGGCAGCGCGGGTTTACGCAATTAACGAGCTGATGCCCGTCATGGAGGCTATGAAGCACATCAATGACTGGCTTGGCGAAGAGGTGATCCGTTTTAACTCTTATGCTCTTCTTGATGAAAAAACAGCCCCGTGATGGGGCTGTCCTTTTTACCAGAGTTGAACCATTTTCTGGGTGCCGTCAGGCTTGAGATTATCAATTTCAGAGAGAACGTAATATTGAATGGCTTCACAAACGGTGGTGTAGGGTGAATTACCTTCTTTAAGTGGCACGATATTATTATTAACGCGAACCTGTATTTCATCGTTATACATTGCGATCGAAACAGGAGTGTGCACGAACGCGACTTCGCCAGGTGTGTCGTCAACCACCGTTTCAATACTAAAAGTCAGTTTTCGCTCATCATTGCTGCCCCGTGCTTTGGGGGTAGCGGCAGGGATCTGGGATAAAGGCATTCTGCGAAATCCTTCGGCTGCTTCCAGTCCGCATGAAACGTAATGCTGGCGATTACCGTCGCTATCTGTCCAGGTCTGTGATGGCAGCTCCAGCGAGATTTCATAAGCATCAACAATGCCCTGGGCAAGGCGTACAAGCGGGGTCAGATCTTCATTGCGGCGAAAGCTCTCCTTTACCTGCTCCCGTTTTTCTCTTAACTGCTTGTAATTAATGACCATAAGACAGCCTCCATTGATTTCTTTGCTCGTATTTTGCACTTATGAAGTATGGTCGGCAAGGTGCCGTATCGCTGACGCGCTTCGCTTGTCTGCTGCTTCACCGGGGCATAAAAAATTTATGCCCCGGCTCTCCAGCTCCTGTATCAATCAGATAATTTCACGACGCCTTCCAGTTTATCGCCACCATCGACGGTCAGACTCTTACGCAATTCCACCGCGTTGACTGTATGTTCTCGCTGCCTCAGTGCGATTTTGACGGCCTTACCTTTCACCCCATCAAATCAAAAGCCCTCACGCCTTTTTCATGCTCAGCGTGAGAAATATGGCCATTCTGTTGTGTCTCTGCGACATCGTTCAGGGAATGCTATTTACCCCCTGAAACGCGGGCTGTTCCCCCGTCACCTGCGCGCAGAAAAAACGCGTTTTTTTGTGCACGTACGGATCCTTGACGGATCCAGCCACCACGCGGGCCGGAAGTACAAAAAGTCGTTCAAAAAAATTGTGCAAACTTGTGCACTATCGTGCAAACAAAAAAAGCGCCTTATCGGCGCTTCAAAAGTATCAATTGTTGCTGTTTATTAATCGCCAACCACGAACATATGCTTCATAGGCATCTCTGTGCCTTACAGTTCCAGCCTGGCTAAACGGAATGTTAGCTAAAACTAAATCATTCTGAGCCATAGCGCGTCCTTCAAGCGCATCTTTTATGCCTAGCTCAAAAGCACAGGCAGCGCATTTGTGCCGACCTTCTTGTCCTTGATATTCAGGGAGAGACAGAAATGTTGGATTATAACGATGAGGGTTCTTGCAAATACCTGTTTTAGCCCGCACTTTATTTACCTCATAGGAAAAATATGCGTGCCTTTACAGAGGTGCGTGTAAGCAATAAAATATACGACGCACATTTTGATTTACTTCGGAAGGCACGCATATCAGGTTAAGTGAGTCCGACCGAGTTTTACGCCCCAATAGTTGCTGCTATTGGGGCGTTTTGCATGGACAATGCCGCGCAATTATCTTGTCGCTCACAATGCGAACGATCTTACAAAAAGGCACATTACTGTCAAGATAATTGATCGTTTTAATCGATAGATAATAGACAATCTATTTGTTTAACAGATCGATTATTGAAGTAAGTGTGCCAAATGGAATGATACTGTCTCTATAAACGTGAGCATTTTTCGCGCAGATGCTTTTACTCAGGAAATAACGCCCGGATATTCCCAGCCATCTGGCTGGTTATCTTAGCCACTGGTGCAGACTGTGCTTCAAACTTTTTTGAGCTGATTTGTGTCACAGGTAACATCTCATCATCAGCCCATGCGGCCAGTCGGTAAGCCTCTGCCGGATTCGTCTTCAGAAGTGCCAGCCCGGCCAGAAAAGCCACGCGTTGGCCGCTTTTGCGGGCTTCTGGTGTAAGGCTGTCCAGCCAGGCGCATGCTTCTCCTTCGTTCTTGACGGCGGCGGGCTTCAGATAGAAACTTATCCGTCTGGTTGGTGTCGTCATTGGTTTACTCCTTGTCCATTGCGTACAGCCCATTAACCAGAGCAAACTGTGGCACCCCGTCCGCGATGAAAGTCGCATTAACTCCGCAGGCTTCGCGGATAGCGGGTGCCACAATCTCCGCCCCGCCACCGACAACCATCACCCGCCCGTAACCCGAAAAAACCGCCAGCGCGCGGATCACGCGTTGTTTCAGTGTTTCTTCCTTTTCACGAATAACCGCCATCAGGCTGGCGTAATGCGCGTCATTGTGGATGTGCTGGCGCAGCCAGGCTTCATTATGGCGATGTTCGATAATGGTATTGGCGATGTGGTGACTGGTGCGCATACCGTTAGTGGCCATCACCGACAGTACGGCATCGGCCATAAGAGAAACGCCTACGTGTGGATCGCAAAACACCTGGCTGATACCTGCCAGTTGCCCCTGAACCTTTGCCACATCCAGCGTGGTTCCGCCCAAATCCACAATCAGCAGGGATTCAAACGGACTCATGTCAGCCAGTGCTTTAAAGCCAGCCGGAATGGATTCAGGCATAACCCGTACGTTACGGATAGTGAATGCTTCGCCGTTCTGGTACTCCACCGGGCGCATGACGTTCGCTTTTTTGCGGTTGATGTTGGCCATGTCCGGCTGTGCGTTTGTGTCGAAATATTCGCTCAGTGGCAGGGTAACAACCACATCCACTTCCTGTGGCGTGATGTCTGATTTGACCAGCGCGTGATGAATGGCAATGACATTCACATCGCTGTACTGGTATTGCGTGTCGGTCGTCTGGACAAAGCGATCGCTGACCGGATCAAAACCATAGCGCACGCCATCAAGCATGTAGTTAGCAGGCTGCGAGCCACCGAACGGCGCAGACCATTCCGACTTGAAGCTGTTCGGGCTGATGGCGTTGCGGCGTTCGCCGTTCTCAGTCCATGCCAGCTTGATGTTGGTGGAGCCGTCGTCGATGTAAATTTTCATGTCGGTTTTCCTTATGTTGATTAATTAATCGTTTACGGGATTCTGAAATCCCGTTTTTGCCTGTTTTGTGCGCGCTTCATATATCGCTGCGCGTTTTTTGCTCATTTACGGGATTCGTGAGTCCCGTTTCTGTCTGTTTTTTGTTTCCACTGGTCAGGCCACCCCGCAGCAGGTCTGCTTTGCGGCTGGCGCGTTCAGTGGTTTCACTGATTCTCTGTGCGTGCTCTGCGTCGCGGATGGCGCGCAGCATGTCAGAAAGCACGGTAACGGGTGTTTTCATGGTGTTCTGGTCCTGCTGAAGTGTGGATGCCAGGCGTGCGGCGGCTTCAGGGTCTGATGCCCCCAGCTGTGCCAGATAGCTGGCGACCGGGTTATGGCGGATCTCCGTGCTGCTTACGCCATGATTACGGCTCAGACGCTGCCAGAGCTGCGTGATTCGGCTGTCCGGGCGGGTATCCGGTTTGCGTACAATTTCAAATCCCTGCGGTGCAATGATGCTGCCGTCAACGTACAGACTGCCGCCCCGTAACAGGTGCTGCATCTGTTGTTCACCGATATGCAGGCCGAGAGATTCAGCAGACTCCCGCCATTCTTTAGCGAGTAACTCGTGGTTATCAGGCAAAGGCCGCTGCTGTTTGCGGCTCTGTGTCCAGTTCTGCATTTCATCGCTGCTGTTTTTTGCCTGTTTGTCACGAAGCGAACGCATCAGCGCCCGGCGTTCGTGCCGTTTCAGTGAGCGCATCCATTCATTTACTTCAACGCCGTCAGGAAGCTGCGGCCACGGTGCTGGCCGTTCTTCCGGCTGTTCTGTCCCGTTGTTGCCTGTTTCCTGTACACGGGGACAGTTATTGCCACGAGTCCAAGGGGCGGCAGGGCCGCCCTGAAGGTCAAAACCATTTTCGCGGGTGCTGTCTTCCGCTTCCGGTTTACGTCTTACCAGCTTCCAGTTATCCGGGTGCGTGCACACACGGGAGGATTCCCCGATGAGTGGTGACCAGATCCCGTAAATCTGTACGCTCTGTTCGCCGTAATCGTTCAGCTCATCTGCGAGGTCGTAGGCGGTGCGAATCAGGTAGTCTTTGCGTGGAACAAGTACGCCGCCCTGTTTCTCAATGTAGGTGGCAAAACACCCGGCATCAGCGGCAGCGAGTACCGCATCCATTGCATCATCCTTCAGCCGTTGTGGGCCTTCCGGGTTGCGTGCCATCTGGCTGGCAAGGCGGCGGAGTTCACGCCATACCTGACGGGAGGGGATGCCAAAGAACTGGAACTGGCGGACCCGGTGAAGGCGTGCCCAGCCGATGGCGCGTTCCACGCTCTCGGCCATTGATTTTCCGGTTTCGTGGTCAACGCGTGGCTTGCCCGTTTTCGGGTCGATGCCATCCACGGCGCGGCTGTCCAGGTTCTTTCCGATGTAGGTGGCGATGTAGCTGGTTGGCGTGCCTTTTGAGCCGTCGACATACTCCACCTTAAAGCGCGGAGTAATATCATTGCCCAGCTCGTGGCGGTCTTCCTGAATGGCAATATCGCGGGTGTGGGACACAATGGTGTCGATTTCTTCCGGATGAGCAAAGACTATCATATGCCAGTGCACGGTGCCGTCATGGTGAGGCTCCACCGTGCGGATGCCATACCAGCGCAGGCCGTCGCGGTTCAGTTTCTTGCGGACCGCCGCAAAAAACGTGTTAACCAGGTAATCGCTGGAGTCGCGCATGGTGGCCCCGTTCCATTTGGGATTCGGATGACCGTTCTCTGTTGTGGCGTGGTATTTTGACGGGCAGGTGACAGTCAGAAACACCGCTTTGTCGCCACGGGCTTCGGCCAGAAGTTCCAGCCCCTTCATGGTGGCCATCATTTCTGCCTTACGGTGAACCGGGTTACTTACTCCCGCGTAATACACTGTCTCGAGATCAATCGTGAACCCGTCTTCGTTTTCCAGCATGAAACTTTTCAGGAAATCGCGTGTTTTCTCGCGCTGTGCGCGAAACTCGCTTAACGCGTCCTGGCTCAGATAGGGTGATGTTTTTCTGGAAACCAGACAGGCGGCGCGGAGTTGTTCTTCTCTCCACTCGCAACGTAACAGCCACAGTTTGCGTTTCCACCATTCCGCACAGGTCAGGCGAAGGGTTGCGCCCGGCAGCAGCTCCGTGTCCGGTTCGTTCCTCCGGTCTTTGTCTGTTGTCAGTGCGTCATAATGTGGAGGCATGGCGTGCAGGTGTAACGCCATGCGGGCCAGCATCTGATACGCCTTCAGCGTTACATCCATGGTCAGTTCGCCATCAGTCGCACCAAAGCCATCGCAGAGTTTTTCGAAGGTGCTGCTGAACATCGCCGCCGTCATGGTGGCCAGCGTCTGTATCTGGTGTTTGTTGAGCTGCGGCAGGTAAAGCAAATCGTCCAGGCGTTCGCGTCCGGCAAGGGAGCGATAACCCGGTGTCAGCCAGCGGTGATCGGTGCGGTCCAGGCGTTCGAATATTTTGCGCAGGGTTCCGCGCGCGTAGCGTTCAGCCTGCCAGCTCTTTTTGCCTTTCTGGCGATCGGCTTCCTGTTTTTTGCGCAGGAAAGAGAGGTGGCGGCTCAGAGGTTCACGCAGATAAACGGGAAGCACCTTCAGTGTGGCAAAAGCACGGGCCACCGGGTCTTGTTCTGTTGCCTGACGCTTGCTGATGATGCTTTGTGCCAGCTTTTCACGCTGTCCGGCTTCCTCAAGGGATGCCATGAGTTTTTTACCCACGGTGGATTGTGCGAAAAAGGCTTCCTCCTTCGCTTCCTGTTCTTCCAGAGCCTTTTTGTCTGCCTCAAGGTAGTAACGGATGGCGCGTTGTAGGTCGGTTTCAGTTTCCTGCCTGTGCTCCGTAAATCTGGCCGGATCAATGGCTGGCCGTGGTTCATTCCAGCTCCATGCAAACTCACTCATGGCTGGTATCCCGTCACGCGCTGCCACTCCTGCGAGAAGAGGGCAGAAAGGCGGTTAAATTCAGCGGTGTATTCACTCAGCGAGGCACACCCGCCAGCAGTGCGATGCGCCAGCATTGCCGCAAATACGGAGGCCGGGGAGTCGTAATACGCCAGCAGTGATTCTCCGTGTGGTGTCAGGCAATGCAACGCCAGCCCGTGTGGTGTGAAGTCCACGCGGTAGCAGTCGTCTACTGTGAAATAAAGGGTGTCTGCATTTTCCGGTTTTGTGGTGTGTGCTCTGTTGTCACGACCACGGATGTAGAGATCAAATAATCCCTGAAGAACGGGAGCCAGACGGGTGTCCTGTGTGCGCACCCATCTTGTGAAGTCATGAGCGTCAATCATGCTGCAATTCTCTTTACTACAGATGTGCGAAGGCCTCCCGCCGCAAGGTGCAGGAAAGGCCCGGAACAGGAATTAATGGAGTTTGTTTTGCTGCTGGATGAGCTGTTGAAGCTCGTGCAGATCATCCGCCAGATAACTGAAAACAGAGGCGGAATAAATGTTTGATAGTGCGTGGCTGCGCTCATGCAGCATATTGATGTGCATGATTTGCGCGACGCGTGATGCGCGGAAAAGTCTACGGTTGATTTCAGTCTGGATGTGACGACGCGCAGCGTATGCGCGCTGTTGTTTGCGGTTTGCCATGGTGTGGCCTCTTTGCTCGGTGATAGAAATAGCTCACCATCCAGAGTTGAGAATCTCGGGGTGGCGAGACGTACAGGGTTCTCAACACCGGAGAGCAAAGAATCCGGCCCGACCGAAGTCGGCCCCGTACGCCCCGCCATAATTCTGACGCGAAAAAAACGTGGCAATACAGTACGCACAAAAAAACCGCTGGCGCGGTTATGCGCTTTGCTCTGTATCGGGTTGAGAATCCCGGCACCCGTTTTATGAGGTGCAGCGGAAATGTAACCTGACCGATTGCGGCATGGCAAGCGGTTTTTTTGTGTGTGCATGTTCTGGTTTCTTACTGGTTCAGAAAAAAATCAAAAACCTTGTCAATGCGTTGCAGCAGCTCTTGCTGTATTGCTTCCGGCGTTTCCGGTTCGCCGGGTGCCTCCAACGTCGCGCAGAAATCAGCGATTTCATGATGGAGTGTCAGGCGAATGGCAGGAGCCGTGGTTCTGGCGTGCTCCAGCTCATCCAGCAGTGCCAGCACAGCAGACGGCGAGAGCATTGCGCGAAACGCCAGTAATTTTTGAGGCGTTGCCATTCGTTGCAGGGCAAATGCCAGTTCGCGTAGCTTCTGGTGGTTGATGGTGCTCATGTTCTGGCTTCCTTCAGTAGCTGGTTAAACATGTGAGTAAGTGGATTGCTACACCCGAACGGCATCGGGTTTACGTGGTAAGAAGCCTGGCCTCCAGTTTTGCGAGCGCGACCACCTGTGCTGCGGTTTGTTCTGATGACTAAGCCGCCGCGCCAAAGTTGGCGTAACTCAGCATTAATGGTTGTGGTTGGAGTATTCAGTGCTGCGGCGATCTCTCCGCCGCTACAACCCGGATGAGTAGCGATGTAGTCCAGAATGGTCATCTGCGTGGCTCCTGTACCTGTCGGATAAGATTCACCCGCGCCACGTTGGTGGCGCAGAAGTAAGTGCCGTCAGTGAGGTAGATGTGGTGTGCATCCTTTTCCGAACGATGTTTGTCGATAGTGGTAATCAGGCGTTCGTCGACCTCGTATTCGCGCCCTCTGGAGGTAAAGCGAACGACGGGAAAATGCTTAATTGCCATTGCACCCCCTTTGTCCAGTAACCCTATGCGTTAAATACGGTGTGTCGGGCGTCATCAATGAATGCAACTTGAGAGCGCTCTATCAGGCGGAGATTTGTCAGAAGCGCTGATTCCCTTATGGGGTGAGGAGTGATCAGGTATTTGTTCTGTAATCCGGCGATAATGGTGTATCGCTGTGGCTCCGAGCCAATAGTGTAAATAAGGCGTCCGGTGTCAGATAAATCCAGTCCGGTGACTGGTTTAGTTTTGAGAAGCGCAAGTTCCACACCCTGTTCTTCGATGATTTTGGCAGCTTCTGCCGTGACTTTTGCGACTATCATTGTGTGGGTTGCGACGTCCATGTGAGCATTGGCCACGGCTTTTTTCGCTACTTCGCTTTCCATCTTTGAAATTTCTTTCAGTGCTCTGATGATACCTTCTTCTTTTGCGTGCATTTTTGTATCTCCGTTATTTGCGTGTGCGAATACCTCCGTTAATACGGATGGTTTTCACGTTTTCTTATTTAATTTGATGTTTTATTTGTATCGTTATTCATCAGAGAAAAAACGCTCGATCTTTTTCACTGAATTAATAATTCGCATAATCCCAATGGCGCAGGCCACCGAAATAATCAGAACAAGCCATGAGATAAATATACTCATGCGATATTCCCCAGCTTATACGGTTCAATATGTTCTCCGCATTCTGCGGCACAGATCAGCTCGGAAAGTTCGTTAAGTGCATCCAGATCATCAGCGTAAAAAGCCACGTCATACAGACTCCGGATTGCCCTGGTCAATGAGTCACGGGCTGCACGTTCAGCATGAACGCCTGATGCACTTAAGCGAAAATAGAAACGCTCAAGTGCTTTGTTGATGAGTGTTTTATATTCTTTGTCCATTGCAACACCCTTTAATCTGCTTTCTGTATTTCAGCTTCTGAATCCATACAAATAATTTCGATATAGGGTTCATCGCCATTAACTTGGCGTGCCTTTTCAGCTTCGCTAATGATTTCTCGTACGGTCTGGTACGGAAGTTCCACAAGCAGTCGCGTGCCGTTCAGATAAACGTAAGTGGCTTCGTCGGCTCCGTTTTTACCCGCCGGAGTCACTCCGTCAATAGCGGATGCACGTAATAACAGTTCACCGCGAAAATCAATAAAACGGATAAATACACCTTGTGCATGGTCTTTGGTCATAAAGCACCCGTTATAAATCAGCCTGTTTAATAAAACTCTGCCCGCGAAGCAGACGATCAACCGTGCGAAGTGCTTCGTATAATGTGAAATCCTGCCCGAACTGATTGTCGCCACAGCTCAATGCAAAAATGCGGTTTCCGGTAAACGGATTGCGTGGGCATTTGTGGATCACGATTCCAGCTTTCTCAATCAGCCAGGCGTGCTCGCCGATTTGTTTTACTGGGTAGCCATCCGGCGTTGCGTGTGTATCACTCAGGCTGTAGCGGATGTTGCTGCGTGATGCACTGGTAGTGAAACGGTTAGCGTGGCGTTCTGTTCCGGTACGAAAATTACGGCGTTGCTTCAGCATAAAATGACACCTCGTTATTTTGTCATCTGCACGTATTTTTCTGCGCTCCTGATTGTTTTCAGGAAAAGAGCGAAGAGATTTACTGTGCGTCTTGAGTTCTTTTCATCCTGGTTGATGGGAATTGAACCTCTGTCAGCCTGTCTTTTCACTGTGTTAACAGCTTGGTTGGTACGCTTTGCGTAATCTTTCAGGCTTTCTTCAAGTACTGGTAACCCATGCTCATCGCGGTAGGGATAGAACGCTGCTAAACGCTCAAAGTCTGCCTGTTCGTGTGTGTTCAGGACTTTTGCCATGTGTGATAACCTGCGCTATCTGTGGTTGTTTGTGACTTGGTGTACTTATAAGTACACCTTGTGCGCAAGCTTAGTGTACTTATAGGAACACTGTCAATGCTTATCGGTGAAAAAATTAGAGTGATTCGTGAATCAGAGGATTTAACGCGCGAAGAATTTTGCGGCCTGATTGATGTGCCTATCGGCACTTTGCGTCGTTATGAAACGGGGCGGATTGAAAACATAGGGGGCGAAGTGCTTATCAAGATTGTTAATCACCCTCGCTTTTTTAAGTACATGAATTGGCTTATGACGGGAAAAACAAATGAGGCTGCTGGGCAGATCAGTCCGTCTCTCTCCCCTGATGGGCCAAAAAGCACATCGCCTTCTCAAAAACCCCGCAAGACTGGCACACAGCCCGGCTAATCATGGAGCGCTGGGGGCATGGTGGTCTTGTAACGCTGGGGTTTCACGAATGAGCATAAAATCAATTCCGGGAGGATATCTTCTTGACATGCGCCCGGAGGGGCGTAAAGGCAAACGCATTCGTAAAAAATTTAAAACGAAATCGGATGCAGTTTTATATGAGCGGTGGGTGCTGGCGCAACAGCATAACAATGAGTGGAAAGGAAACTCCATTGATCGCCGTCCGCTGTCAGTGCTTATTGACTTGTGGTGGAAATACCACGGCCAGCTAATGAAGTCAGGGCATAACACGCGCCTTAAATTGCTGCGCTTGAGTGAGGCAATGGATGACCCGTGTGTGCATAAACTTAATACAACGATGCTCACCGAGCTACGTGTGTCCAGGATAGAGCAGGGGATACAGCCCAGCACCATTAATCGAGAGATTGGGGCGTTAAGCGCGATGTTTACCGCACTCATCTCATCCGGCCATTTTCTTAACGATAACCCCGTTCAAGGCCTTAAAGGAATGAAGGTTAACGAGCGCGAAATGGGATACCTGAGTAAGTCTGAATGTGTTCAGTTGCTGGATGCACTGGCTGAAAATCCCGATGAACGGCTGGCTGTCGAAATCCTTCTGTCGACCGGGGCGCGATGGGGCGAGGTAGCGGCACTGGAGCAGCGCCGTGTTCTTCATTGTCGAATCACTTTTTCAAAAACGAAGAACAGCAAAAACCGTACCGTTCCTATTTCTGAAAGCCTGTTTGAAAAGATCAAAAAACGGGGCGGGAAACTGGTGTTTCCGACGCTGGATTATTCATTGGTTCGCGATGTCATCAAAACGGTCGCACCTGATGTTCCTGACGGCCAGGCTGTTCATGCGCTGCGCCACACCTTCGCCAGTCATTTCATGATGAACGGCGGCAATATTCTGACCCTCCAGAAAATTTTGGGGCACGCAAAGATTCAGACAACGATGATTTATGCCCATCTTGCGCCGGATTACCTGCAGGATGCGGTGAGATTTAATCCCCTTGGAGATGCCTTATATGAAGCCTCTTAA